ATAATCAGGAGACATAGGAGATTTAAGATTATTATCCCAAGGATTTATTAATCCTTCTCCAACATCAGTCATGCCATCAAATCTTTCTTTTACAAATTCAGTTAACTGCTCATCTCTATATCTATCTTCAGGGCTTTGATAATTTGTTATTTGCTCTGCATAAACAGGATATTTAGCTACAACTTGATCTACTAAATCATTATCAGATAAATCATAATAAGCATCATACTTATTTCTGATGCTTGCAGCAAATGATTGTACAGTCCAATCTGGCATATAATTTAAATTTAAGGTTTGGTTAAGTTCATTGGATTGTTAGGCCCAGAGTTTTGTTGATTATAAACTTTAGTAGATCTTTGATCTCTCATGGTAATTAAATTACTTATACTAGATTTATAAACATTTTCATCTTCAGAAAGAGTAATACCAGTTAATTGTTGTGAAGTTTCTAAAGCATATATCGCATCAGATATTGTATTAAATTCAGCTTCATCATTATTATTCACAGCATCAATTAATTGTTGTTGTAGTTGATAATATTCATTAATTTTACCATTTTTAACAGATTGAACATATATTTGACCATTGTTGTCCATTTTATAAAGTCCATTTTTTGGAGCAGGCAAACCTAAACTATTTAACCCTGTTTGAGGATTGTTTAAGTATTCTTCCACTCTAATCTCGTTTTCAGCTAATTGCATATTAATGCTTAACTTTTCAGCCTCATCAGATGGCGTAACCGATAAAAGCTTAAATCTATTTTTAATAACAGTGTTTCCAGTGTTAGGATCTGTTTGATTTTTTAACCATTGTCTTGCCATTAAATCAAACTCTTCAGGTGATTGGGCAGGGTTTCCTCCTGAATTAGATGGCCCTGATTTACCACCTACAACTTGTTGCTTTAATACTCTACCTTTATTATCATATCCTTTTAAATAGTTTGTTTTAGGGTTATAACTACCAAACCAATCATAAGCTAAACCTTTCATATCAGCATTTGTTACATCCCACACTCCTGCTGCTCCTTGATTTTTATAAAAATTTAACCAATCACTAGAACTTGTAGCTGTCGCACCTAAATAATCTTGGACATTTTCATTTCCTAAAAAATTTACATTCTGATCTCTTCCAGGAATTTGGATATCATCAGCTGCATCAGCTCCACCATATTTACCATCGGCACCTCCTAGTATTTTATCTAAATAAGGTTGATATTTTTCTTTAAGTTCTGAAGGTGCATTAGGATCAGCTACTACATCTACAGCATCGTTGAGTATAATAGCCCAATTATTACCCATTATAGTTTGACCATTTTGACCTTCTATAGTTTGCTTATATTCTTCTGGGTTTGACGCTGCTTTTATAAATTCATCATTAGCATATTTATATATGTCATATTGATTTGTAGTTCTTCCGCTTGTGCCTTGATATTTAGAAACTAACTTATCATAATCAATTTTCTTTTTAATACCATCATAAATTTCTGTTCTAGTAGAAACAGGATCTCCATACACTTTAACACCCCAATTTCCTTCTACACCTAAATCTATAATTTCCTGCGCAGTCATTGAATAATCTACTCCACCATACTTGTAATTGACTACTAACTTACCGTCGTCGTTTACATCATAGTTGTGTTTAGCATCTTCATCTATAAAACCCATTACTTTTATCGATGTAGCTGGATTAAATCCTCCAGGAATACCGTCTCCAGCTCCAATAGATTCATCAAACATCTTTTTTAACGATAAATATACGCCTTGTACTTCTGCTATTTTAGTAGGAATACCTTCATAATTACGTTGCTTATATTCGCAATCTGGCGTGCCACAATCTGAAATACCATAATACAACTCTCCTACATGTTTAAGAAATTTATTTCTATTTTCCATGTACCCTTCCTTAGGAGTAGCTTTTTTATATGCCTCCCAATAATCTTCTGAACCAACTTGCTTTTTAAGACGAGCTTTTTCTATTTGTGCTATATTAGCAGTAATATTCCCTCTAACGTCTTGATTTACTCTAGCAAACATACTATCAAACTCTTCACCAAACCTTTTAGTCTGGTCATTCATAGTCTGAAGATAAGTTCTTATATTTTGTTGTGGATCTACGTAGCCCATTTTTATATTTTTTTATTGATTAAACATGCCGTATCCGCCAAAATAATTATTAACAGCGCCATAAGCCTTTTTATTACCGCTAGTGCCGTCCATTCCTGAAAAACCTGCCCACTGCTGCATACCGGCTGAATCCTGTGCCGTCGCTGCAGCATCATATTGGTTAAATCCATATTGAGCAAATCCAGCAACTTGATTATCAGTTGCTTTACCTTTAGCTATATTACCCATTCCGCTTACAACAGAGCTAGCAACATTACCAATAGCTTCCATCTTTTGAGCTTGTGCAGCAAATTCTTGAGCTTCAGCTTTATCCATTAAGTTTTGTGTTCTATCTAATTCAATTATATCTCTTTGTTCTTGTTCTTCCCATGCCCATTTAGCTCCTTGAGCTTTTTGTTCATTGATCTTCATTTGTGTAGCAGCAATGTTTTGTTTATTAGTAAGTTCTTGTCTTTGAATCTCTACAGCAATACCTTGTTTACTTTGTAATGCAGCTTGAGCCAATGCAGTTGCACCACTAGCGCCACCACCAGTAGCTCTAATAGTATCTAATGTATTTGCTAAAGCCATATCCGCTTGTTCAGCCGCGAACTTTGTTGCTTGAGTAGCAACGCCAATATTTTCGGCTTCATTAGTTAGACCAGCCATAGGATTGTATATTTTTTGTCTACTATTCCTTTGATCTTCTAATATTTGCTCTTGTTTTATTTTCTCGCTTCTAGCTCTTTTTTCTTCTTTATTTGCTTGTACTGCTGTGAATACTCCCATGCCTGCACCGGCTATCATACCGGCAGCGGCTATTCCTGTCATTACTGCCATATTACTCTATTAATTTTAAAAGTTCATAAGATGGTTCTCTATCTACATGAAAACCTAAACTCTCCATTGTGTTTATTAATTTTTTATGCTTACTTATACTAAACATGAATTTATATCCTTGTGATTTTATAACATGCTCTGCACCTTGTATAAGTAATTCTACAGCTTCTTGTCTATTGTCTTCTCTATAGTTTGGATCTGAAATGATCCACTCAAACAAAGCTACTTGTGCATTTGTAAAATATATAAACGCTGCAAAAATAGGTTTATCTTCTGCTGTTACTACTACTCCTGTTTCAGGTAAAAAACCAATTCCTGGATTCACCCAATCAGGCCATGCTTCCCACCATTCATTTATTATTTCTAAATCTTCTGGTTGAAGTCTTCTTATATTTAATTCCATTTAATTTAATTTGATGATCTAACCCAAGACGATGTGACTGCGTATAATTCTTTCATGCCGCCTAAATCTGTAGGTTCTAATGTGTTTCCGTTATTGTCTGTAGTTAATTCATCTGTGCTTAATCTTACTGTAGCAAAATATCCTTTAATACCCGTCATACTCCCGCCAAACACAACTTCTCCAGCAAATGGTGCAGATTTATTTACTAAATTACTACAATATAAATTTTCTTTTCTATAAAATCCAGCATGCTCATTCATTTGAGTAATAGGACTTGTATATCTTCCTTGTTCTAAACTATATACAAAATTAGTTTCATCTCCAACTGGATACCATAAGTTAGTTCCACCTGGATAAGGTAACATTTCAGTAGAGTCAGACAAGAAATAATCAACTTGCCATCCATTTGTTCCTTCATAGTTTATGGTTTGAAAGTTTTTAACCATAGAAGGATTAGGATTAAAAATAAATTCAATGCTAGATCCGCTTCTTTCCCCATAAAACACTCCTCTATTGTTAATGCTATCTACGTAATGTTGATATAGGCTATAGCTATCAGAAGAAAAGAAATTATTTTTTAAACTATCTATAAAAACTGGCTTATAACTGTAGAAACTAACCCAACCATTTATTGCTTCGTCAAAGTTTAATGTGTTATAAGTAGATAATACACTACACGCACTGTCAGAACTGTTCTCAAAATCTTGTACTGATATAACATAGTTTTGATTATACGTGTCATATCCACCAACTATTTTATCTTTATTATATGTTACAAAACTTAAAGATTCAGGCCAATCATTTTGCTTGTACGTGGCAGCATCCCATCTTTTTGAAGTAGTTATAAGACATGTGGTTGCACCAGGATCTACCGCTACTACGAATATATCTGGAATAATTATTCCATTAATGCTTAATAAAGATCCTATCTTTATATTTGAACAATCACAATCCTCGGTGTTGAATATTTCAAAAGTGATTTGAGAAGTATCAGGAGTCGTATCTGCAAGATAAGAAAAAGTAATTGTATTTTGTTGCTGGTTAGATGTAATAGTTGAAAAAGTATCTCTAAAGAAATCTGTTAAACCATAACGTGATATTTCTGTAATACCATCTCTTGAAAGTCTTAAAACTGCATTTCTAAATCGATCTGCAAAATATTGTCTAAAACCATATTGTGCCCATGATTCAGGATTAGTGCTAATTCCAAACTCACCACCATAAGGAACTATTTGTCCAATAACAACTTTAGCAGACGTTACTGGAGTTCCAGCTCCCTCTGCAGAGTAAATAGCATCCTTATCAATTAATGCTTTGCTTACTTTGTTTTCTTGAAAAATAGTTAGATTAGTATTATAAGCATATAACTTTTGAACACTCCCGTTATTAGGGCTTAAACTTACTGTAATAGATCCATCAGCTGTAGAAAATACATTAGTATTATTTATACCTGTTCTAGAATTATATAAACCTGAATATATTAAAGTGTTAAACCTATGTTGCTGTAGATTATCTTCTTCAACAGCGTATGCCTTAACTCCAAAATCTACGCTAGTGTTATTAAAACCTCCTCTAATTCTAGCTTCTTCTACAAACCAACATCTTTCTTTTCCTGTTTCTAAGCTAGTAGTTCTATCTAGTAAACTACCTCCTTCACACGCTGGTAAAGGATTTCCAGATGTGTAGCTACTCCAATCTCTTCCGCCCCACGGAAAACAAGGATAATTTTTTAAAACATTTACGTCTGCAGGATTTGGAAGAGAAAGTTCACTACCCCATGGTAGCCCAGGCCAAGTAGGTAAATAATACTCACGTTGATTTTGTCCCCCATATACGCTTGTAGTAACAGTAGATTCATTTTCTGGAACACCACCATCATCTGCTATAGCTTGCTGAGGATCAAGATCAGGATCTCCTATAACCTTCTTTAACCAAAAAGAGTTAAAATATTTTACTGGTAACTGATAAGCCATATTTTATAATTACTTGTTTATTTTATATATTACTAATCTATGGACAACCACCGTCTTGACACCATTTATTATTTTGCCCACTATTTTCTGACTCCCAAATAGGAGGTATAGTAATTGGTACATCCCATTCGTATTCTAATCCAGAACCGTTTTTATCTCTTACTCTTAAAGTAACAACATATCTTCCAGGAGGAACAGTATTTCCCAATACGGTTTGACTTTGTCCTTCAGGATCGCCATTATTAAATAGTCTGGCAAGCGAGGTTCCATTCCATTCGTATTTTCTAGCCCATCCCTGCACTCCACCATTAGTATTGTTAAAACCAGAAGCAGGTATATCAGGGTTACCGCAATAAATATTTGCTTTTCTAGGTCCTGTGAAATTACCTACAGTTTGTGTTACGGGTTGAGTTTTTAAGAAAAATCTCATATTGTTTTGATTTCTAGAAGGGCCTAAACCACTACTATCTATACCACCTAAATACATCTGATAACCTCCACCATTAAGATTTATATCAGTAGAATAATCTCCTTGAATCATTTTATTTGCTACATTCTCTCCTCCACTAGTAACCGTTTGTTGGGTGTTTGATATAAAAAATCTTTTTGGGCCTTCCACCGTGTAAAAAGTATTATAACCTTGTTGAAGGTTCATCATGTTAGGATTTGCAGCGGAAGCAGTTTCTAAATCTTCCCAATAATGTTTTCCACCATTCAACTTTTGTCCAACTTGAGCTTCACCACCTAGTGTTGGATCTAATTGATCTTGAGAAAAATCCCAATATATAGGCCCTTGTGGTATACCTTGTACAGGTTCACTTGCTCCTCCAAAAGTTGCTGGTGCAGGTATGTAACTATTATATCCAAATATACATTCCCATGTTCCACATTTTTCTCCAATATACGTACCATATTGGGTGTCTATGCTACGCCCAAACCAGTAAGTTTGAAAATTACTATAAGCGTAAATCCAAGGTAAATACATGCTTACTTGATACATTCTTGGAATATCATATTGTAACTCAATTCCGTTATATATACTTGAAGGAAATACAGGAGGGGAAGATCCATAAGAACCGTTAGTTGATTCAAAAAACTGATCAGAAGTAAAGTCAACGTTGCTTATACAATCACCAGCACAACCATTTCTTCCTCTAACTACATGCGGTTGCTGTGCACTCCAATCTTGTCCAGCTACTCCACTAGGTAAAGCTTGATAATCACATGAAATCTGATTTGTATTCATGGTTAATTTTTTGTCTGGAGTTGTGCTAGGGTCAGTATAAGGAGGGTTAAATGGTGGTTCAATGCCCTTGAAATTGAAAGGAGTAGCTCCATTAGATCTAATAAGTCCATAAGGTAATTCACCTTGTCCACCATCACAGGTAGGGCTTAAAAAAGATTGATCTCGTTCAAAAGGACCATCTGGGTATCCCTTATCAGGCGTCATAATAGCTGTACCGTTATACACAAAATCTTTTATATCTTCTATAGTAGGAGAATTTCTTTGTTTAGGAGAGCTGTTTACAACATAACCTGTTACCTGTGCAGGAATAGTTAAAACAGGTTGATTAGCTAATCCAGAGTTATAAGTAACTAATAAATCGAAAAAATAAGTATTTTTAATATTATCTTCCCAACAGACAAACCCTTCGTTATCGATAGCATATGGAGCAATTTTTAATTGATATTCTCCACTGCCAAAACCACCAGTCTCTTCAATTTCAAATTGAGGAGTTACAACCGTGTTGTCAGCTCGCACAACTTGACTAATAGAAATAGAAGACAGTGGACCTACTCCTTGTCCGTTTGGACCTGCTGCTTCAAAAGTATTAGATATATAAGAACCAAAATTATCTTCTTCACTCCAGCTAATGTCAACATTTGTAATACCTGTAGGAATAGTATTATCTTCTTCTTTAATTAGTTTATTTAAATTACTTATTAAACCAGAAGATGTAGATTCCCAAAATATATCTAATAAAGATTCTACAGGTTTAGTTTCATATATAGCTAAATATGGCCCATAGTCGTATTCAGTTGCTATACCTGGACCGTTAATTATCCCAAATTGATTATTTGTTTCTACTCTACCTATTAAAGGATTAGTTTCTCCTTTATAAAATGCAGCTGGTATTGTAGGTTCTATAGGATTTATTGTTAAATCTCCTAAACCTAAACTTACCATGCTACCTATTTGTACTACAGTATCTGATCTTTGACCAGGATCATACTGTATGTTACTTGGAAGACTGTTTAACAAAAATGTACTTACTCTTCCATACAACTGCTCTGATGATCTAAACTTTTCAGTAAGTGGACCAACATCTTGAAGATCTTTAGGTACTTTATTTACATTGTCTCCAAATAATACTATGTGAGAAGTATGACGTTGTTGACCTTTTGGATATTTAAAAGCTACAGTAGGGAAAGCTACAGATTCTTCAGTTGTTACAGTACCTCCGGCACTATCTAGATTAGCTGGAACTACTTCTTCACCATCGTTTACTGCTTTTTCTCCAGCTTGATCTAATGGATAACCTGCTAATGCTCCAGGTAAATAAACATTATAATATTCTTGCTCTGTTTGTTTTATAACAAACTTATAGCTATAATAACCTAATGGATTGTCTTTAGCAACTTCTACAAAACCTTTTAATGTTTCAGACTGTAACCAAACACACCCAGGTGTAGTAAGTAAAGAACTTAAATCTGCTTCAAACGCTTGTCCTTCTGTCCAGCCATCACCACTAGATATTAAAACCACATCTACTACTTCGCCGTTAACAACTGAAAATTGAATAACAGCTGTAGGGCCACTTCCACTTTTAACAAGACCTTCTATAGTTACTGTATAAGGACCACAAGATGAAGGCGAAACTGGATTAGTAACTGTAACATTATTTACAAATGTTACTGTTCCATCAGCAATACTATATAAACCAGGGTAACCTGTTTGATTTTTTAATTCAGGTATAACACTCCAAAAAATAGCATTTATTTGATCACCTGGCCAAGAATCAGGAATAGCTTGAGCTCCAACAGCAACTCCATACTCACTCCAGTTTGGATATTTATCTATTAATATTGCATCTTCTACAGATCTATATTGATGATAAAAAGTAGAAGCTAAATTTCCAGGTAAAGTAGTATTAATAATAGAAGAAAGAATAACGTTTGATTGTCTTCCGTATCTATCGCTTAAGATAACACCTAATTGATAAGTTCTATTTTGTTTTAAAGTATGATTTTGATATTCTTTTCTAACGTATTGATCGGGATCAGTTACATCTGCTGTTGTTGGTAAATCTACTTTTTCGTTAATGTTTATTTGATAGTTTAAAGTAATTGGTGAAGAATGTTTATCAATAAAATTTCCATATATTACTCTATTGCCAGAAGACTCTTGAGCTAATGCTCTAATAGGAACTACATCTGTCACTCTAGTTGTCTGTATTGTAGGTAACGTTTTCCAAGGCTTAGCACTTTTATAGTTGTAAGTTAAAATATCATCATTAATATTAAAATCATCTATAAGTAAAGTTTCAACTATACTTGTTTTATTAGATTGAGCTTCTTTGTATAATATATCAATTTCTGTTATTTTCAACTCAGCGTTAACTTCGTTCCATTTTAAAGAAACATTATCATTATCTATAGTAGGAGAAGGTATGTTTAATATAACATCATTAATCTTATTCTGCATAAACTTAACAACAGTAGAATCATACGTTGCGCTCTCTTGACCTACTAAAGCTACCGTCGAGTCGTCAATAGCACTGTCGCCTATGAAGTATCCATCCTGCTCCGGAACAAATGCGATTTGTGTAAAAGGTGCCGATAAAGAATATTCTCCATCATCAAATTTAAATCTATAACTAAATCTTGCAAATTTATCTTTAAAAAAGTTTTCATCACCTGTCCAATTTACATCATAATCTGGATTTTGTCTTTGAAAATATACGATGTCATTTGTAACCAATGATGTAAGAACCAATGGAGACGTAGTGATTTCAGTCTCTTCTACTCCTATAGTAACAGTATTAGTTACTGCAAAATCATTTTTATCTACATTTACACCCGTTATTAAATCCCCATTAGATAAGCTAGTTGCTGGGGTGTTAGGCATTATATTAGTATACATGCCGAAAACTATAAAAGATCCAGCGCCAGCATTAACACTTTTAACTCTAGCAGCTGCGTGGATAGGTAGATACTTACTTACCTTATCTTTCATAGAAGATTGATATTTAGCTATTGGATCATCGTTTCTATTTAAAAGAAGTATAGGATTGTATGGATAATATTTAGCTACAGATATATGATCTTCTTTCGTATAGTACCCAGGTTCAGCTAAATTTATATTTATTTTTCTAGGTTGATTTCTATTGTCAGTCCAGAATAAAAGACTTTCAATTAAGTTAATACCAATTATAGGATGACTTTTTGAAAAGTTTAAGAAGTTTCCTTCTACAAGTATTTTAGGTGTTTGAGTAGTTACATTGTATGATACTATATAACATTCTACTACATTTCCTGAGTATGCGATAGTTTGACCTGCTATATTATTGTCTAATTGGTTTGGAGAAGAATCATAGTAATCAGTTAAAAACAAGAATATAGTATCAATAGTATCAACCATAAGGTGACCTATTATTTCTAAATTTTGATTAGTAAAACCAAAAGAAGTTAACAACCCATTACCTAAAACATTCTCTAATGCCCCAACATCGTCACCTTCAGATCTACTAATTTGAATATTTCTACCATCTCTATATTGACCGTTTGGCAATATTCTACCATCCATGTCTTTGTTCATTTTAGACTGGAGAAATGTATTTTTAACTATTGGCATAATTTAATATTTAATCCATTTTGATTTACCTCTCATAACTTGTACAAACTCGTTTGGTTTAAGTTCAGATAATCTAATCTTGGCATTTCTTAAAGCTGCTCTTCTTTCTTTTTTGTATCGCGCTACCACGTATTCTGGCGTTTTTGTACGACTAGCTAATACATTGTATGCTATGTGCATATAAATAGCTTCTTCTGCTAATTTAGGAACTTTAGTGTCTTCTTCATACGCTAGTCCATCAGAAATATATTCAAACAATATTAATCTTTCACTTAAATTGCTACTAAATGATATTTTACCTTTTCTTTTATCCACAGTAAACCAACCATTGTATTGTGATAATTCTGGCTCTAGTCCATATCTTTGACCTAATAAAGCTACTTCTCTTCTTGCATAAATGCTATCTCCAATACCTTGAGAAAATAATGGTTCTATTGTAGGTTGATTAAAAGGTTTTACATTTTTCCATCTTTCCTCTGTCAACGAAGTTCCTTCTAAATTTTCTCCAAAATTATCTTGTACTGGTATACCATACCCTGATGATGGAAAGTTAAATCCAAAAGGACTATTTGTAATATTAGTGTCTTGAATAGGAGTTTCAGTAGGATTACTAGTTAAGGTGGTTGGATAAATAATATGTTTAATACCTTGTCTATCTACCCAGGATAAATTAACATAATTAACATAATCTTGTGGTAATATCACAGAAAGACTAGGTGGAATAGTTAATTCTTGAGATTGAACAGACCTTAAAGTATCGTATGAAAATTCTTGTAAACCTCTTTTAGCATGAAATAAAACATCACTTCTCTTTACTTTTGAGATTAATTTTTCATCACCGACGTATCCTATCATAAAATTGTTTACAATGTCAAATATGGATATGTATTGGTAATCTCCATAGTTCGGAGCACCATCTACTAATTGTGACTTTAAACTTACCTTTACCCAATAACCATCTGAAACAGCGTCAGTGTTGTCAAAAGTTAAAGTACTATAAGGTTTTATATTAGAAAATTCCTCAATAGAATATCCTCCACCAGTACCGGTTGGACCAGCTGGAGAACCAGCGCCACCGGTGCCATCCCATAGTTCATATGGAGCTAAACCATCTGGACTTACTTCTACTATAAAATTATTTAAGTGATAATTATAATCACTAGGATTCCAAGATGTAGCACTACCCATGGTTAATACTTCGTTAAAAGTATATACCATAGAGTCCATGAGAGGCCCTGTATAACTAACAATATTTATTTGAGTACCTACATAATATTGTTGGTTTGTTTCGGTTATTAAACCGCCATTTGGAGTGTTTTGAAGAAATGACATATATTAGCTTTTTTGATTTTGTTCAACACCTGCCGCTTGTCCAGCAGCTGCTTGTACTATTTGAGGATCTCTAATAACAACACCAGCATACATTAATATTTTTATAATAACCTCTGTTTGATCTTGATTTGAAATTTCAAAATTTACAGATCCACTTAAGGGAATTGGAGTTGGAACAGTCTGCCCAGGTTCCGCAAATAAATATTGACCAAGTGCACCTGTACTGTAAGCCCATACAACGTTCTTTGGTTTTCTAATATAAGATATATTTACTTTACCTTGGATCTCTTCCGGATATACATATGCTTTTATACAGTCAGTACATAAATTTTGTCCTGGATTTAACGGATCTGGAATAGTAACATTACTTTCTTGAATATATAAAGGATAGTTTGTTGTAGGCCTAGTCAATTTAGACATATAGAGATGTAGATATTCACCCCTGTTTGTAGGTTGGATTGCTTGTTCACCTTTGTACATAATAGTACCTATACGATGAACATCTTCTGGCATATAAAAATACGGTTCAATACCTCCTGGATTGTAGTAAGTAGCTGTACCGTACGTTTTAAACATAGATATTTTCTCATCTAAATTATCTACCCTATCAGCATATTCATCTTCATACCCTGGAGCTCGTAATTGTTGGTTGAGATCTTCAAAGTATTGTTCAAATATTTCTAACTGAACTTGTGTTGCTAGTTTATTAAATTCATTAGGAGTTATATAACCTCTTTGCTCCTTATTTAAAATTAATAATACTGTCTGATATACTGTATTAACGTTTATAGCCATTTTAATATTTTTGTAATAAAAAAGGCGGCCGCATAGCCGCCTTAATTATAATCACTTGTTATTTTAACTTTTTCTCTATAGACTGGTAAATTTCAATTCCTTCGTCTGTTTTTAAATACGCAGCAAATGCTGAATATGGATTTTCATCAAAAGGTATTGTCATTAATTTCTTACCATTGCTTCCCCATGCGAATGTACGCTGGTCTTGAGAAAGTTTAATTATATTAGCTTCAGTAGCTTTGATAGCAAAGTCTCTGAGTTGAACATTTTCATCAGAAACTAATTCTAAGAACAAATAAGGATTTCTTTTAGCAAATACTAAAACATCTCTTTTTATTTCCTTAGAACTCATAGAACTAACACTAGAGCCCATTTCTACTCTTAAAATAGCTTCAGCGTGCTCTATTTCTAGCTCTCTAGCCATAGATAGCGCTTGAAATTCTGCTTCTAAACCATCTATGTCGTCAGTAGCTTCTTCAATTAAATCAAGTTCTTTGTATTTTTTATTCTTATCAGGGTGGTATAATGAAAGTAACCTCTGAAGATTTTGTCTTTCTTTAGGAACGTGCAATGCCCCGTTTTCAAAAACAATATGTTCTAAAGTTGCATTACCATCTTGTTCATCTACAAATACTGACTTTTGATTAGTTGCATATCTAATTTCTCTATTGTGTCCTTGTTCTTCATCAAAGTATAGTAAAGGAAATCTTCTACTATGTCGTGAAGCTAGTGTATAAGTTAATGGAGACATATCATTAGTAAGATAGTAATTTCTATCTTTCATCTCCCATGTTTTTTCATTTTTCATAATATAATATAATATAATTGTTTATTTATTGTTTTTATCACGCGGGGCCGCCTCCGGAATCAATTTGCTCCCATTGCTCCTGCCACTCATTCTCTTGTTGTTCTGCGCACTCGGATAATCCATCAATCAAATCACTTTCTAAATCCCCTTTGTCACCACTTTTAGATGCATTAACAGAATAGAAAGAGACCATGCTACATTTAGGCCACGGATTATCTCCATATGCTCCAAACCCTTCGTTTTCTTCTTGATTAGTGCCTGGAATATTTTGTTCACCTCTTTGACTTGTTTGCATTGTTCTTTTATCTACTGATGTAATATTAGTATTAGTATCATTAAGATAAAAATTTGGTTGATCTGGAAATATTGGACTTGGATAATTAAAATCTAAATCTATTTGATCTTGATTTGAAACCTCGTTTAATGCATTAATACTTAACCAAGCAGGGTGTACAAATGTACCATACTCAGTTAATAACCCACTAGCAGGATTGTTCAAAAAGGTCGATAATTTCCCCGAATAACCTGCAAGCCACCAATTAAGATAGTTATCAGTTATCAAACCAGAACTCGCTTGTTTATCTAAGTGTTTTTCATACAAAGCTGTATAACCAGTTTGTTGATTTTTTAAAAAACACACGGCAAACCCCCAATATCCTCCATCAGTTTTTTTAGCTGTAACTGCAAAACCTTTTCGTAAGTCACAGTTCTCAACTATCTCAAAAGTTCCTGGAATAATATTGGATGGTGTAATTATTTTATTTATTCTATTGTTACTTAAATATTTATCAGCCGCTTCCTGTGGCTGTGTAAAATAGTTGTTTGACAATTTTACTCTTATAACTCCCATTTTTTTAGTTTTAAAAAACCCCTAAATTAATAGGGGTTTTGTTTTTGTTTTATTTTTTTAAGGATTCTCTCCTCCTACAGATTCAAAAAGATATTGATGTTTCCAATCAATAACTATTGCATCTAAAGCACCCGATACACAGTTTCTTTCATAAATTGCTTTTGTTGCTTGACAGCAAGCTGCATCATCACAATCACATTTTACTCCACCAAAATCATATCCAGATGTACATGATGCGTCTGCAACCACTTTCGCGCAGTCATCTGCCAAGTTAGATGCTTCATTCTCACACTCAGCTGTAACGGTGTTTAACTCATCCAACAGGGCTTTAGCTCCATCGCTATCTGTGATCTGCGTAGCTATCGCTGTTCTATTAGATAAAACCGCTGGCTCTGCAATATTAGATAATGCTGAATCAATAGCTGATGCTAGAAATTTCTCATCGTCATATTGTATGTACGTTACATAATCTCCGCCTAAGTCAGGATAGCCATATCTAATTGGATCCATAGCTATAGCAGTATATGCTACAACCATTTGGAATTCCCAAATAGTGTCATTGACTCCTGATCCATCTTCTGGATTCTTAGTACCAAATCTTTGTACTACATAATTGTTTCCATCTACTCCAATTGCGAATTTTTTCTCATCAGAGGATTCAACACTAACTTGCGTAGCTGTAGTTAGATCAATAAATGTTGATGTACCGTTTGTTAAGTTTATTCTTAATGCTCCCATAATTTATAAGTTTTAAAAGGTTAATAAATTACGCTACGAACAATACGAAGTTATTAGCAGCCTGTACACAAAGACATCTTTCAGAAAGATAATGAACTTCCATAGCATCAAGAGATGAAGTATAAGCTCCACCAACTGAACCAGTAATCCACGATTTCATTCTTCTATCGTCTGTTTCAGAAGCTCTATATCTTACGTGTAAGAAAGGACGTCTGATGTTTGATCCTAGCATTTGATCATAAACAGTTGAAGTACCTGCAGGTATTAAAACACCTTTAATGTTATCAACCATTCCCCTTGTAGAAGCATCGTTTAGATATTTCCAGTCAGTTTTGTAAAAGTCATAAGAACCTCTTCTAAAACCAGAGAAACCAAAGTTAAGTGCCATTTCAGCTTCGTTGTCAAAAAGACCGTAAGAAGCAGCGCTTGTAGCGTTATAAGAACTACCAGCTTGAGTAGCAATCATATCGTCAAAGTCAAGAGCAGTAGCTCTGTCTAAGAATAACATGTTTTCCTCAATAGCTCCTTGTAAATCTAATTGTTGTAGGATTTGATCGAAATCTCCTAAAGCACCTGAACCAGGGTTTGGAGCACCAGCAAAACCAGCATAAACGTTACCTCTATCTTCTAAAGCTGCAAACATACCTTGTGTACCAACACCTGAAGCTTGAGTTCCTGGTAAACCAGCAACACCTGAACCAGCAGAAGCTAATTCACCTTCAACCATTGCCATTTCAAGATAATCTTCATATCTTAATCTAGTTTCTGATTCAGCTTTCATGTACCATAAGAATCCAGATGTTCCGTCTTCTGTAGCAACTTCAACCCAACCAATCTGAGCAGTGTCAGAACCATTAACTAAATATTTATCTTTAATAATGATAGGTTTGTTGTTAAATTGAGTAAATGATGGAGTAACCGAACCATCCATTCCTAATGTTCCTTTTGCAAAATCAGAACCATAAACAAAGAGTTTAAGATTTACTGCATTTAAAGCCGCAAAGTTAGGAGCAGTATAACAAGCACCTTGGAAAGTAAATGTTCCTGGGTTGCCTGGGTTTGGAGCTGTTGTAACTAAACCTTTTAAAGTTAATCCAGAAGCTGGATCAAAAACTACAAAAGTTTGGTTAACTCTAATTACTACTTCATTACCAGCTGGAACGTTAACTGTAAATGTAGCATCACTTGCAGTATCAATTTTACTTACGTTCTCATAACCGATATGTAATCTATTTTGTTCAGACCAAATTACTTGATCAGATGTCATTGGCATTTCAGCGCCAACCATTCTTAAGAATCCTGATAACGTTCTGTTACCGAATCTTTCTACTTCTTGTTCGTACAATTCTGGTAGATATTGTTGAGCAAAGTCAGCAAAGTCTGCAGAACCTGGATCTGTCCATTGAAGATAGTTAGTTGATAAAACTGACTGATCTTGTGTTGGATTTAACCCAGCGTTTTGTACTATAAAATTTCCTAAAGCCATTTTATATTAGTTTTTATTATTTTCGTTTTATTTTTAATTTAGAACTATTTACACCACTAACTGCTTTAACTTTAAATCCGTTTAAATAAATATCATCAGGAGCTGTTTTTCTCCCATCAGCACTTATGTTTTTAGATTTAGCAATTACATCTCTTGTTGCGTCGGCTTTGCCTTGCTCATAAAAATGATTTGCAATAGTGTCTGCGTTATTAGCAGCGTACATAGCTTTATGATAACCTTTATAATCGACAACTTCTCCTTTTTCGTTTAAGAACTTCTTAAGCATATTTGAAATATCAGATTGGGCTTCAGCAACTTCGTTGGGATTATTTACAGAATATCTAAACTTTTTTTCTCCTAAAGCGAAATCAAAACCTTTGAATTCATCAGAGAACATTTTGTTTGTTGTATCTATAAACTCCTCATGTTGCTTTTTAGCTACTTCTTGTTCTTTGTTGTATCTGTTGAAAAACTCACTTGCTTTAGACATCTCATTGTTTACGGTTGGCCTCAACTTGATTTCATCGTAATACTGTGTTTTAAGATTTTCTAAGAACTTTTGAGCTTTAGCAACTTCTTCTTTTTTTGCGAGATTTTTTTTACGAACCACTCGCTCTTCGTCGTAATCTTCATCCACCTTAAACTGTTCGTCCATAAGAAATTCAATCTCTTCGGAATTTAAATGTGGTTTAGTATTTTTATAATATTCTTTTAATAAAGTAGTATCATCTACAGTGGAATAATCAGCATTTAACCTAACATAATCATTTATATTTCCACCCGTTTCTTTCATGAAGTCAACTAGCTTCTCTACATTTTCTGGTAACTTAGGTGTTGGAATTTCCTCTTTTGCTATTGAAACAGGAGGAGCAACAATTTCTGGTTCTTCATCTGTAATCTCTACTATCGAAGGATTTTCAGTTTCTACTTCTTCTTTCGCTTGGGGAGCTTCTTGCTTTTCGGCGTGTGTTTCTCCCACTTCTCCGCCATCTTTGGATAATTCACGTACATCCACTTTCTCTGGGCTTGGCTCTGAAACGGCATCTTCTTGTTTTTTAATTTCTATTTTAGGAGTTTCCTTTTTTTTATTTACTAATTTTTTAGGTCTTCCTGGTTTCTTCTTCATTTTAAATTCACCCTCTTGTGGGATGTTTTCTTGTTTTGTTTCTTCCATGATATGATATTATATAATTATATGTTAAGCTAATGGTGATCCTAAATTTAGATTACCAATATTTTCGTCTTCATTTACAAAGTCTTTAGGTAGCAAGTTGTTTTTTCTTTGATCTATCATATAGCTTTGTTGACTTGCTGCTAACTTAGTTCTTTGATCTTTTCTTGCTTCAATTTCTGCTTCTCTTGCAGATTGTTTGGATCCGTCAGCTTGAGTTAACTGCATATCAAACCCAAACTTTTGTTCTGCTAATTGCATTTTATGACCAAACTCTGCTTCTAGTCTTTGCATTTCTAATTGACTCTTACCTGTCTCTAACTGCAATGTAGTTTGAGCTATAGCTTCTTGTTTTTGAACTTCAAACATAGCCGCTTCCTCCGCTGCTTTAGCGCTAGCTTGAGCCTGCATTTGAACCATTCGTTCTTGCTGTTGTTGGTCAGCTTGAGCTTTTTGTCTTTGTTTAAGTTTAAGCATTTGATTGGCTAGTCTTAAATTACGGACTTGTCTAATATCAATTGCGTCAGGAAGGTTTATACCACCTGATTGTAATGCTATTTGAATATTTTGCTCTAATACTTGTTTTTCTTCTTCATCTGGTTCTAATTCTAAAAATACGCCAAAGTCATATAAGTGCAAGTTTTTCATTTCTTGTAAAGTTGCCACATTAAACAAACTAATACTATTAACTAAAGCTTCGTTAGTTAAACCAAACTCTAATGAATCTGAAACTCTTAATGCAATATTTTCACAAGCTCTTAAAGTTAAATATAAGCCAGCGTCTAATATATGTCTTGTAGCAACGTTAGACTGTGCTACTGCTAGCTTTTGTAAACCTAATAAAGCGTCTTTATCAGGGTTACTTCCATCTCTAGCTTCATTTAAACCGGTTACATCTCTAATCATTTGTAAGTAGTATTGGTAAGTTTGAATAAGACTTTGTATTTTAGCCATACCATTACTACTACTTAATTCTTGAATTGGAACTTTACCAGGGTTTATATCTCCATCTTGAGTCATAGATCTTCCGACTATTGAACCAGTTTGGAAATACATATTTAATGCTTCTTTAGGATTATAACTAGTACCATTTCCTAGATCTACTTCTGCTAATCCATCAACGTCTAGATACACGCCATCAGGAACCATTCTAGACAATACTTGTTGAAGTTTTAAAGACGTTAACTGAATCATGTCCGCAAAAGTAATCATACGTTCTACAAGAGATGTAATTCTACCTTTATATAAATCTGGAGCACAGATAGTATAGTTCATGTTAACTTTAGTTAAATTAGAACTAGGTCTAGTCATGTTTTCAGCCATTCTCCAATCAAGCATTATTGGATGCCCTAGTATTTTAGCTCCATGATATAATACTTCTATGGATCTGCTAACTCTTTCAAAACCATCATTAGGTGGTGGAGCAAAAGTGTCTGGTTTTTCAATTTGTTTTTCTAATCCGCTTGCTGTCTTTTTTATTTTCCAAACTTGATCCGCGTATGTTTTGTATTCAAAATAAAGAACTTGAACTGTATCATCATCTCTGTTTCCTCTGTAGTTTCTTCTATAATTAGTATTTCCTGGAAACTTTTGAATCATTTCTAATTCTTCTTTAGTTAAATTAGGAAATTCCTTTTTAAGTTCTGGTAAACTAATATTTTTAACTTCACCTACATAATATATATCTTCAAAATTAGGATCATCAGTATATGAATATACTAAGTTAGAAGGGTCTACATAATCTACGGTAACACCATTAGATCTATTCCAATTAGTTTTTACACAACCAATACCTATTTCAACTAGATCTTTATAAAACCTTCTTTTTGTTAGTTCAAATTTATTTCTATCTAAAACAGTGTTTATGACTTCTTCTTCTGCTATTTCTATAGACTGTTTGTAGTCCAACTGTAAGTGTATTTCTAATTCTTCTTCACTTTCAGGTGGTTCTGGTATTTCTTTAACTTCGCTTAAATCAACTCCTAATTGCTGTTGTATAGCTTGAAGAAGCTGTCTATTCATTATGTTTTTATGAAGCTTAGTTGCGTAATCAGTTCTAGCTTTTTGAGATGCAGGATCTTGAGCATATGCTTTTATATCATAAACTTTTTCTGACATACCATTTACTACAATATCTACAAATTTAGGTATAATAGCTACTGGAGTCCAATCTAGGTTTAGATAACTTAAGTCTCCATTAATAGAAAGTTCATCTTTATATTTTTGAATAGATTGTTCACCTCTACCGTATAATCTTCTACGGTGGAAAATATTGTAATTGTTTGTGTATCTCGCTCCTCCTACTCCGGAAGCCCACCATTCTCCTTCAATTGCTCTTCCTACCATCAAGCCATATTCTAATGACATTTTCTCTTCTTGAGGAACTACCTGATTAGGGAATGAACTTTGTGTATTAGTGTAAATCATCTATTATATTATTTTTGAAACTAAACCGTTGTTATCATATGTTTTAAATCCTAAATCTACTTTTTTAGATTGTCTTTGTGCGGTTGGTTTATATTTAGTCCTATTACAAGCCATAATTGCCAAACCTGAACTAATAGAAGCATCGTGCTTTGTTCTATTATTAATATCAAACTGTGTCCAATCTTCTAACGTCCTCTGATGATACATGTCTCCATACTCATCATTTTTAAAACCTACGTGATCTTCTATATACGCTTCAATTGCTGCCGCATGAGCTTGTTTAATATCTTCGCTTGAATTTGGTATTCCACCTATTTCTTTTTCAGAGACTGAAAGTTTATTCCAAACTTTATCAGGTCTGTTTATAGAAAACAATCTATACCCTCTTCTTTTTATATAATATAATAATCTTGGTTTATTGTTTTCAGCTAATATAGGCATACCATAAAATATGCAAGCCATTAATACGTCTTCAAAAAACACCTCCGCAGTTTCTGGTCTAGCTATATACTCTAAAAAGAAATGATTAGCTGGCGCGTCTTCTAGTGAAAATTTTGTTAGTCCGTGAAGCGATCCTTTAGACCCGCGACCATCGACAGTACCACTAATATCATAAGAGTCACAACCAAATGCTCCGATATGATCGTTTCCAGGGTATTTAAATCCATGTTTTAAAATTATATTATTTTGAAGATTTTTAGGTGGTATCCATGATATGTTAAATCTTCCATTATTGTTAGGAACAAATAATACTTTTGTATCTTTTACACCGTGCTCCCAATGAAAAGATCCTTGCGTAACATTAGCTAAGTTATTAACATCTTCGTTATAATCTATCTGCTCATATAATTTTGTGAGATTAAATAGGCTTTGCTTTATCTCATCTCTAAACGCGTGTTTTTCTGTTCTTGGAAATTGTCTATAATATTCATTTAAGCTGTCTGCATCTTCCTTTAATCCATCTACTTCATTATCCCAGTGTTCAATGACTCCGATTTTAATTGGGAGACCATCGATTCCGATTTTTGGATTTTTTGGCGTAGTGAATACAGGTAGTCCAAAAGTATCCATGAATCCTTCGTAGTTCCATTCCATAGGGATGAAAAGAGAGTACAAGCCAGAACTTGTTTGTCCGTTTCTATTTCTTTTAGTAACGTCTGAATTTCCGTATAGTTTTTTGAAGTTTGCTCCACCTTTATTTAGTGCGTTTGAAGTTGAGCCCATCATACACTTGCCTACTATTCTTCGTCCTAGTCTTAATGTAGTTTTTGTAACTCTCCAGTTGTTTAATATATTGTCTGGTCGTTCCCATTTTCCTGATTCGTCGTGTGCTAATATTTTTAATTTCTCACCATCGTAAGAGTTGTCCCCCGTATTTTTCCAGTCTATAGTTGTATCAAGACCTTGTAATTCTTTTAATTTAACGTTATCATCTAGTTTACGTCTAGTAAGTTTTGAAGCTGGGACTCTATATGCCAGTTCGGTCTTAGGACGATCCATACCATCCTGGATCGGCTTGAAGAAAAACGGATAGTTAACGGATATCGGGACAACTTTATCTGTGAACATTTTCTTAGCATCTGCTCCAGTTTTTGAAAGGATGCCGAATCTGGCATCACTAGATATTGTGGCTTGGTTAACGAGTTCTGCTGAGGACATAAAAGAAAATCCAGACCGTCTGTTTTTAAGATAGCACATCCCATAACATCTATCATCTGCCTTGCATGCCTCCCAAAATATAAAGAAGAGTCTATTTGCTTCTCTATAGTCCGGTGCTCCAACATCAATTTTTGACCATTGCAAATACATGTAGTGAGTACCTGTGATATAAGTAGAACTACCGTTATTATAAAACCAATACCCTTCATCTCTTCTTTTAAATTCATTATCTATATAATCAAACCATTTCTCTTTAAAGTCTACAGGATATTCTTCCCAATCAAATCTAGTTTTTATTCTTTTTAATTCTTTTGGATACGCGTGTTGTTCCCAGTGTTGTTCCGCTTTTTCTTCGCTTCGTTTAAACGGTTCATGCTCTGTTGGTAAAGCAATCCTGAGATTTTGAATTTCAATGATCTGTCCAATTGTACCTGTTTTACTAATAACTATAAAGTCATAATCTGCATTGTAACCATACTCCCATTTTTTTTCTTTATTTAATTTTTTTAAGATTTTAGGATTAACAACATCTTTTATTTCCTTCCACAGTGTTTGCTTGTAACTCATTTGCTTCTCCCTTCTGCAAATCCTTTAAAAACCCTTTCTTCTTTTATTTCTTTAGGTTTTTCAGATAATAATTCTTCTTCTTCTTCAATTCTGTTCAATATTTCAAACGCGTCGAATATGGC